GAAGATGTGCTCGCCGCCGATTGGCAGGACGCCTTCGGCTGTGCCGATGAAAAATGACTTGTTTGTGGAGTCGAAGGCTACTTCCCCGACTTGAAGCGAGACCGGCGTGCCGGAACCGCGTTTGATGCGAATGATAGGATTAGGCATGACTAATTAGGTGTGTTGGTGGTTTTGGTTTTGGCTGTTCGTGGTGGGGTGAGTGTCAAAAATTACCCGCATCGATGATGGGAATCATGAGGGCGTAGGCCAATGCGGTGGGGCTCCATCGGTAGGGCATGCCTTCGTCGAGGGCCATGTAGAGGCGGTCGGATTTTCCGACGCTCGGGAAATTGGAGCGGGTGGGATACTCGACGACGATGCCTGGCAGGGTGAGGTCGAACGAGGAGAGATCGAGCGTCTGCGTGATGTTGGATTCGGTGATCGTTGTCATGCGTAGACGAGAGTCTCCCGGTTAGCCCACGAGCCGACGGCTGAGGCGGTGGCGAGGATTTGGCCTGCGGCGTTGAGGGTGCTGCGGCGGATGGTCCAGGTGGTGGCGGTCTCGGGCAGGGCTGGCGCGGCGGGGCGGTCGGCGTTTAGGAGTCGGCCGCTGTAGGTGGTGAGGCCGTCGCTGGATTGGTCGAAGGCGTAGAGGTAGAGGGTCGGGTCGATCGGGGGCTGGACGGTGCGGAGGCCGAGGGCGGTGCAGGAGATTTGCATTCCGGCGGCGGGCGCGGAGTCGAAGGTGATCGTGCCGGTGGCTTCCGAAACGAGGTAGTCGGTGGTGGGGGTTTGCGCGACGCCGTTGAGGGCGACGAGGACATGCTCGGGGTCAGAGCTGACGAGGCCGTCGATTGGGAAGGTGGTCGAGATGCCGTCGCCGATGCGGACCGTTGTGTTGATTTGCAGGCCGGGGGCGGCAGCGATGATGTAGGACGAAAGGCCGGTGATCTCGGTTGCGGCGTGGGTGTGGATCGTGTCGGCCTTGGAAAGCTCGACCCAGAGCTTGAATGCGGGCGAGGCCGATGGATCGAAGACAGCCCAGTAACTGCCAGGCGGTGGGTAGCCGGGATTCGGTTCGCCGATGCGGATGTAGAGTTCGCCGTTGTAGCTGACGACTTGGCCGGGGAAATAGTCCGCGCCGTTGTTGTAGGCGCCTTGGTAATCGACGGGCTCGGGCTGGAGGGCGGTGTCGGCGAGAGCGCCTTGGGCGGCGGTGGCTTTGCCGTCGATTTCGGACTGGAGGGTGCCGATCGCGGCGGCTGCTTCGGCAATCGAATCCAGCGCGGCAGGGTCCAGATTCGCGGCGAGGTAGTCGATCCTCTGGCCGAGGGCGGTGTCTTCGGTGGCAAGGGCGGCGAGGTCGGCATCGAGGCCGGTGATCTCGCTCTTGAGGTGCGTGTGGGCGGAAGGTGCGAAGGTCGTTGGCTTGCCGGTCAGGGATGACCAATCAACGGGCGGGGAGACGGCGACGACGGCGCTGGCGAAATCGGTGATCTGGCTGGCGGTGTGCGTGTGAGTCGATGGCGGGAACTCGGTTGGCTTTCCGGTGACGCTCTCCCAGGTGGGCGGTGGGGCGAGTTCGGCGATGGCCTGCGCCGTTCGGAGCGGCGTCATCCATTTTGCGTTGTCCGTTCCGGCTTCGGCTTCGGCTTGGGTGGCTTTGCCGTCTGGGAGGGCGGCGGGGGTCTGCTCGTCTCCGAGGATGACGGAGTTTTGAACTTCGACTTGGAGCGTGGCGGTGCGCAATGCCTGGCTCGGTGCGGTCCAGCGGATCTCGAGGAAGGCGGCGATGCTGGCAGGATCGGAGGAGAATGCGCCCTCGACCGGCAATGTATTCAGATCGAGAATTGTTTGACCGGGGGCCGCCAGAGCTAGAAAATTGGCGTCGGAAAAAGAGGTCTTGAGGGCGACGGTGGTCTGGGTGCCTGTGACGGGCGAGACGGCCACGCCGTTCTCGACAAACACGACCTCGATGGGGACTTGGTCGCGGCGTTTGAGGACGAGCGTCTGCAATGCGACATTGCTCGCGGCCGATTTGATGAATCGCCGGGCTTTGGAGTCGAGGAAGAGTTTCATGCCGCTGCTTGCGGCATGGGTGTCAAATCAGGCGACTCTCCGAGCTATTTCTGGAGCGGCTCGGAGACGGTTTCCCACTTGCCAAGCGGACAGCGCTCGGTGGCCATTCGCAATTTCGCCCAAGTGCTACAGCCGCACTTGCGGCAGCGGCCGGTGGCGTTCAGTGCGGCGTCGTCCCACTCCGGGCAGGCGCGGCAGGTGGCTTCGCGGGCGGCGAGGGCTTCGGGTGGGGTGGTCAAGAATCCGGAGGCCGCGAAATTTGCAGCAGAGAGACCGAATCGCGCTAAAAGCTCGGCGTGGTGGGCGAGAGTGGCGGCAGAGGGGAACATTAGGAAAATGAAATCGTCACGGGCAGAGGGAAGCTAAAGATATTCAAAGAGCGGTAGGCTTCGCCTTGGATCGTGATGGTTTCAGTTGATGAAAACGGTAATCCCCCGCATTCCGGCATCGTCAACGGCTCGGGTAAAAGTTTGACGGTGTTGTCGCCGTTGTCGCCAAGAAAGCAGAGAATTCCGGCGTTGTATGTAATATACCAGCTTAATGTTGGAGGCAGTTGAATAGATGACGCATTTGATCCATTCCATGCTTGTGAATTTCCGTTAACGGTGACTTGCGTGGCCGAAGCGATGGCAGTTTTCACGGCGGCAGACATGGGAGAGCATCCACAGACCAGCGTCACACAACACGCGCAACCCACGGCGCGAAGGCCGCCGCCTTCTTCGTCGGTTTTGATTTTGATGGCACCGGAGGTCGAGCGGCCAAGAACCATGTCAGCATTCCTCTGTGGCGATCCACGCCAGCGCGCCATCCACCGCGCCGAGGACATGGGTGCCGCCGCCTGGCGGTGCAGGTATCGCCAAGCGGCGAGCTGTATGGCCTCCTGCGCCGGTGGTGGTCTCGATGAGCGAGGGGTCGGCATCCAGTGCGGCAAAATTGAAATTCCGCATGAGGTCTGCGGCGGAAATTTGCACTGGATAGCCGCCGCCGCTGGCATTTTTTGCAGCGCGGGCGAGCGCCTCGAAATCGACGGGGAGCGTCATATGGTGCCGGTGATAGTCGCAAAGTTGATGACCTTCGGAGTTCCGACTAATGTCGCCGAGGTCTCATCAAACGAGCCAAATCCAGACCGGGTTATCGCTTTAAGCTCGGCCGTAACAGAGATTGTTCCCGTGAGGCTTCCCAGCGTGAACTGTCCGTTTGGGTAAAGCCCCTTGAGCGAGGCTTTGATCGCGTCGAAAGTCGTAGAGATGATCGTAAAAGAGGCGTCTCCAGATGGTAGCGGAATCGCGCTATTTGAAGCCGAGGCGGGCACGACGGCGCTTCGCGTCACAGCCGTCGTGGTAACGATTACCGTCATTTGCACTGGGGTCGTCGAGTTGTTCGTGCCTGCTGGCAAATTGGTGATGTTGAGGTAGGTCGGCACCTGCACGGTCGAAACATCCAACGATTTTGAAAGTTTGCCGGTCGAGTTCGTTCGCCCATAAGCACTCACAAGGTATTCCGTGAAGCCATCCTCGCGGCGGCGCTCTTGCACCTCGGGGAAGATTTTAAGACCGTCAATGCAAGGCGATGTGTCGCCGTCGGGCATGTCGTTGCCGACGGCGAGGATGGCGCGGTGGGTCGCTGCGTTGGCGGTTAATCCGAGGAAGCTCTGGTCTACGCGCACTAGACCGGAGGGGAAGGTATTCACGGCGCGGCCGGGCTGGGCGATGAGGCCGGAGGTGGATTTATAGATGGTGTAACTCATGGCTAGGCGGTGAGCGCGGCGACGGGGAGGCGCGGTTCGATTTTTTCGAGGAGCGTTTTGATCGTTTCAACCATGGAGTCGAGGGAGGACTTGGCTTTGTCGCCTCCTTTGGCGTCTTTGTCGGTCTTGCCGGATTGACCGGGTTTGTCCACGGAAGCGACTGCTGTTTTTGTATCTTCGGATTTTTTGGCGAATCGGTCGCGCAAGGATTGCTTGCCTTCGGCCATGCGCTGACTGATCGGCTTGGCGGCCTCCTCTGCGGCTGCTTGCTTTTCTTCGGCTTGGCGGCCTTGACGCTCTTCGCGGCGGGCGATGCGGCCAGCAGCACGCTCGGCGGCGGAGAAGTTGCCTTTGCCAAGTGCATCCTGGAATCGCTTGGTGTCGCGGCCGCCACGGTCTACGGCGTCTTTGGCGCGGGCTTCTTCTATGGATTTGAAGAGCTTGGCGGATTCGGAGAGTTCTTCTTTGATGTTCTTGGCGCTGCCTGCGGCTCTGGCCATGGCGGTGGCGAAGCTCTCGGCGGCATCGCCCATGCCGGCGTCTTGGGCTTGCTTGAGGTAGCCGTTGAAATCTTTCTGGTATTGGAGCGCCTTGGCTTGCTCTTCGTTGCCTCCGGCGAGGGCTTCGGCGATCTTGAGGTCGAGGGCGAGGGATTCCCGTTTTAATTCCTTCGATTCCTCTTCTTTTCTTCGCGCCTCTTCTTTTTTTTCAGCTTCTTTCTCGGCTAATTTTCTTCCTTCTTCGGTGGCGCTAATTGTGTCGCGCATTTTGAGAATGCGGTCGGCTATCGAGGTATTCCCAGAATCAACAGCGTCTTTGTAGGCCGCCTCGAGGGTCGCCATCTTTTCTGCAAATGTGCCGGTGAGCTTTATCTCCTCATTGGCCTCGGCGCGGTTTTGGGTTCCTTCTTTGATCTTGGCGGCGATGCCGTCTTCAAGTTCTGAAACTTTTTTAGCTTGCTCACTAGTGTTAAAAAACTCGGTGTTTGCTTCAGCTAGGTTTTGCTTAAATTTGCCAACACTTTCTGCGAGATTTGTTCCAATATCTTCAGCGGCAAGCTCTGCGGCCACTGGGATGCGATACAGAGCGGCTTCGGCGGATAGGGCTCCTGCTTCTGCATTTTGTTTCAAGCCTTTCGCTATATTTGCAAAGGCTGGCCCCATGCTTGAAAAAGTGTCCGCCAGAGACCCAGCGACTTTTTCTTTTACATATCCAGCGACAAAATCAAAAGCCGACTTGATCAGCATAAAAGTGGGGCCGTCTGATCGAAATATATTAGAAATAATTTCCGAAACCGTTTGAAATGCCGCTGTAAAAGCATTGATAATGAAATTTCCAGTCTGCATTGTTTGCAGCTTTAAGCTTTCCCAAAAGAGCGAAAACCCTGCGCCGAGTTGCCCGGTGCTGATAGCATTCAGCGCGGTCTGGAAGGAGTTTACCGACTTCTCGCTGGCGATGAAGTTTTCGGCAAAAGATTTTCCGAGGTCGGCGGCTTTTTCGGTAAGGAATTCGACGGAGGCGATGATGCCTTGGAGGTAGGGCTTGAGCTTGTCGATGATTGGCTCGCCGAATTTCGCGTAGGCATTGGTGATGTTGTCGCTGAGCGTAGAGAGTAGGCCGGTCCATGTGCCGGATTGAAGTTGCATGGAGCCGTTGAATCGGTTCAGCGCTTCCTCGGCGACGAGCCAGGCTTCCGTGTTTTTGCCTGCTTTGGAAAGTTCTTCGATCTGTGTGCGCGTCTCGCCAGAGACGGCTCCGAGTTCTTGAAGTCGCTGCATGGCCTCGCCGACTGGGCGGCCGGATTGCAGACCATCGTAAAGGCGACCGATCGTGGTGGCGACTTCTTCAAAAGGCTGGTTCGTCCCGGCGGCAATGTCGCCGACGAGCCGCAGTCCGTCGCCAGTGGCGAGCGCGCCGCGTGTGAGAGTCTCGAGAGTGCGGGAGGCTTTGGCGATTTCGGGAAGCTCAAAGGGTGTGGAGGCAGCGAATTTAGCGAGTTCCTCGATGCGCTTCTGGGCGGCATCGGCGGACCCGAGGAGCGGGATAAAGGCTGTCTCGAGGGTTTCCATCTGCGCGGCGGCATCGATGGATTTTGTAAATGCGGAGCCGATGCCTGAGAGCGCGGAGGTGACAGCGGAGAGGCCTAGCGTGCCAGCGGCCTTGAATGCCTCAAAAGCGGCGGTGCCTACGGCGACGGCTCCGGCCATTTTGGCAAAGGACATTTGAAATTCCTTTGCCGCATTTTTAGATGCAGCCTGCGTGGCACCGAGTTCCTTTTTGAGCTTGTCGATAGTGGACCCGAGGTTCAGGTCTTTGGCTGCGAATGTGACGGTTGCGTCGGCCATAGGTCAGGCGGCTTTCTGGAGTTGTTTGCGCTCGTAGCGCAGAATATTGGCGAGTTGTTTGACCATCTTTTGAACGACGATCACCACGGCGACATCGCGCTCGGACTCACGGCAAACCTTGTCGGCGTATTTGGTGGTATTTGTGAGCGTGATTCTGGGATTTACCTGATCATCCGCATTGTCTTCGACACGCCCGAGTCCGTAATCGCCAAGGTGCCGCGTGACCCATTTGGGAATCCCTCGCGTGGCACTGCCTTTCACTGGATTTTTCAACTGCTTCGCGCACCATGCCCAACCGGATTTTGCAATGCCGACCTTGGCGTATTGTGCTGCGACAAATTCTTCCAAAGCTGACTTTGGCACGAAGTATTTATTTATGAATTTCCAGCGGCCAATATTGTGAGTGTCACCCCCGGCGGCACTCATTCGACCATTCACAAAATGGTTTTTATGAATGCCTCTAATCCAAGAAGGCGTCGCATCTGGAACGAAGTGCGCCCGATCAACGCCATAGACTTTGCCGTCTTTTGTGGCATGGACAAAGATATCCGCAGTATCGCTCACAGTGTCCATGTAAACAAGTTGAAGAGGCGTGACATGAGCAAAAAGACCGGCGCGGCCTTTGCCTTTAGTGCTGCTTCGACGACCGCCATAGATGTCTTTTGCAATGGCTTTCTCGCCGATCTTTTTGCCGCCGGATTTGTCGCCAAATGGCTGCGTGCGGCGAGCGAGTTCGACACAGAGCAGACGAGCGTGGATGCGAAGCGTATCCGGCAAAGTCTTTTGCTTCACCGCGCCATAAAAGCGAAACATCTCCTCGAGGCCGGTCGATTCGATTTGTATGGTGGCGTTGCTCATTTGATTTTCTCGAAGGCGCTTTCTATTGCCGCGAGGGAGTCAAAATCCGCGTTCGGATTGCGGCGTAGATATAGGCGAGGAACGCCATGCTGGAATGAATCGGCGTCCAGTATTTGGAGCCCGGCAGCAAAGGGGATTTGCCACATGCACTCGTGAAACCCCCAACCGGTGATGCTTGCGAGGCGGTAGACATAGGATGCAAGCCAGTTGGGGGATGCTACTCCCCCGAGGTGGGGCTTCCGGTGGAGGGGTTCTTGGCCTTGGTCTCGGCGGCGTTCACGCGATCCCAGGCGGCGGAGACGAGCTTGGAGAGTTCGTTTTGGTCGTCTAGGTCGGCGATGTTCTCGAGCTGCCAGCGGCGGACGGCGCGGTTGAATTCCTCGGGGTCGCTGTCCACGGCGAGTATGTCCTCGATCGGCGCGGTGTGGACGAATGCGAAGGCGGCGACGAACCAGAACTCATCGCGCTTCTCGAGGAGGTTCGATCGGATGATGGAGATCGTGCCGGGGACGCATGGGCGGAGCTTGAACTTGCCGACGCGCTTGGTGCCGTCGCGCATGGCCTGCTCGCGGAGGACTTCGTCGTCGGTTTCGAGGGTTTCGTTGGTGGTGGATTTGTCGTTTTGTTTTTTCATAGAAATTTGGCGAACCGCTTCTTGTCGGCTTCGGTGGCGTTCTCGGAGATGCTCACGATCTTGCCGTTGCGCTGGAAAACGAGTTGGCGGGGGGTGGCTTTGACGACCGAAACGAGGGCGTCGCGGTTGCGGAGGGCGGCGATGAGGTAGGCGACCGGGTGCTCGGGGTTTTTCTCCAAGAAAATGTCGGCATCGCGGAACCACTCCATGACCTGATTGGCCTGCTGTCCGCTGGTGGGATGGTTGGCGAGGAAATGAAAAACGGTCGTCTCGTCGCCGGAATCGCGGCGGATGCGCGTGGCGGGGGCGGCGGGGTTTTCGGGTTCGAAGCCGAGCGTGAGGAGGATGGTGGCGAGCTTGAGGTCGCGGGTGCTGAAAACAGCGAGAGGTTTTGTCATGATTTTTCGTAGGGAGCCCGGCGCGGTGAATCACACGCGCCGGGCGCTGGGTGCGGGTGCGGGCTTAGGAAGCGGTCATCGCGGTCTCGTAGGAGCGGGCGGTCAGAGAAACGGTCTCGAACTGCTCGGCGGCGAAGTTGCTGGTGAGGCCGGTGACGATGGTCGTCGCTCCGAGATCCACGGAGGCGGGCATCGTGACGCTGAGCGCGCTGCCGACGGTTGCGGTGAATGAGCCGGTGCGCATGCCCTCGATCGAAATTTCTTTGATCACTTCCGACATGGCCACCGCAACCACCCCTCCCTGATCATCCTTGACCTCTGAGAGCGATGCGGTTTCGTTGACACTGAAGCTGGTGCATATGATGCCTGACACGGTTGGCGTGCCATATTCGGCTGTGGATACTGCGGATGAGCGATAGAGAGTTGCGGCCATGGTGGTGGTGGAGTTGGGTTGGTTTGGTTGCGGGTTTCGGAAGGGAGGCGCGTGTCAAATGCCGGAGGTCGTGAAGGCGATGGTCAGCGCGGCGGTGGTGACCCACCGGCCGTCGGATTGCGTGTCATCGACCGAGCGGAGGTCGGCGCCGGCGAGGGTCAGGTCGGGCGCGAAGGCGTCGGCGAGATCGGTGGCGGAAAGCAGGGAGGCGCGGAGGGATTCGGCGAGGGCGGCGTGCGCTTCGAGGGATCCTTCGATGACGGAGGGAGTGACCAGCACGATGCTCGCGGTCGCCTTGTAGAATCCACGGGCCACGGCTTCGGTGGATTCGCACCCGGCGAGAAGGACGCTCTGATCCTGCGGGATCGTGTCGGCGCTCTGGCCGGTGTGGACGGGGATGCCGTCAAAGGCTGGCTGGCTGCGGAGCCATGCGGCGAGGGAGGACTCGACGGGTATGTTCACGCGGCACCTCCTGGCGACATGGTGGCGAGGTATTCGCCGGGGCTGTTTGTTTCGGAGACCTGACTGATGAAGTAAGTCTTGGCGCTGAAGGTGACGGCTTCGCCTCGGCGCGGTGGGCTTTGCAGGTCGGCGGCAAGGAAACGGATCGAAAACTCACCGCCTTGGCGGAGGCCGCCGGTCTCGAGGTCGAGGCCGATGGAGACGGGGGCGAGGCAGACGCGGATCTCAGCCTGGCGGAATTTTACGGGCGTGCCGTGGGCGCTTTGGCGCAGTTGCGCGGAGCGGAGAGCGAGGGCATTGCGAGCGGTGGGCGACACGAACCTTGCGGCGTGTCAAAAGAAAAGCCCCCGCCGTGAGTGAGAACGGCGAGGGCTTTTGCGGGCGAGGAGCGCGGTGCGGGCGCTTTGCGGGAATTACTTCTTTTTCTTTGGTGACTCTTCGACTTCCACCTCAACGGCGGGAGCGGCTGGTTTGGCTTTGCTGATGTGGCGCTTGAGCGTGTCGCCGAGGGAGACGACGAGCGTCTCGTCTGCGGTCAACTCGCCGGCCACTTGCTTGACTTTGAAGGCTGCGAGCTGCTCGCCGAGCGGGACACTCGGAAGGCTTTCGACCTTCCAAGTGCTGCCGGTGCGGGTGAGCGTGATTGCGAGGCGCATCAGGCTTAGGCGCTGACGATGCGCTTGAGGGCGGCGGCGTGGCCGAGGGCGTAGCCGTAGTTGACCTCGAGGACTTGTTTTTCGGTGTCCGTGTCAGGGTCAGCCCATGCGCGGTATTCGATGGTGAGGCCGGTCTCGGGATCAACGGCTGTCTCGTAGCTGGTGAGGTGGTTCAACACGCCAGGTGATGGCTGGATCGGCGAGAAGGCGACCAAGATCGACTCGGGGAGTGCGACCATGCCGACGAGGTTCTGGCTGTTGCCGGGGATCAAGTTGGTTCCGATAACATCGAAGCCAGCGATCTGTGGCAGGCGTCCGTTTTGGATCGCGGTGGCGCTGCCGACTGCGGCGGCGTTCTTGATGCCAGCGTCCTTGAGGAGCGCGCCTTCGTAGGAGTTATCGAGGATCATCACGCGGCTGGACTTGCTCCATTTGGCTTGGTCGAGCGCGGTCTTGATGTTGACCATGTCCTCGCTGTCGAACGCGGAGGCCGCGCCGGTGTGGATCGCCGCGCCGTAGTTGGCGAGGGTGACGATCGAGAGGATGTCGCGGAGGATGTCCTCGGCGAGTTTGCGGCCCTTCAAGAATCCGAGTTGCTCGGGGTTGAAATAAGGCTGGCGGGCGAGTTCCGAGCTGGTGAAGCTCAAGGCTTGATACTTGCGCTTGTTGACCGTGATCTCGCGGGAGTTGATCGCGTTCGTGTCGCCGAATGCGTAAGTGCCGTTGAAGTCGCTCGTCGCGTCAGTAGCGAGAGGGAAAAACGGAACACTGATTTTGTCGGTGCCTTGCAGTGGGACCGAGTTGAACACGGTCGAGAAGGAGTTGATCGGGAGAAGTGCCTCGCGGAGCGCGATGAGGGCGCTGTCGAGGACGACATTCAGTTTGAGTTCGGAGCTGATGGTGGTGGCCATATTAGTGGGTGGTTTGGATTAGGTGGTGGTTGGGTTCGGTGATTAGTTGGGTGTCAAACGCCATGGAGTCTCGAGTGGGCTTCGAGGGCTTTGCGGTTGGCGCGGAAAATCCGGGTCTTGTCGGCTCCGGTGGAGTTTTTCCACTGGTCGTAAATGGATCCGGAGTCTTGCACTTGGTCGACGGCGGGAACGACGCGGGCGGGTGAGAGACCGAGGCTGCGCTCGAGGCGGTCGAGGTCTTCGCACTTGGTGGCGAGCTCGCTTTTTACGAGGTCGAATTGGACGCGAACGCTGGAGAGTTCAGCGCGCATTGCGTCGCGCTCGGCGATCGCTGCATTGAATTTCTCAAGGATGGAGTCAACGGCGGTGGCGCGAGCTTGTGGTTCGGCGGGAGCGGGTTGCTCTGGCTCGGGTGTTGGCTCGACGGAATCGGACGGAACGGCGGCTGGCTCCGTGGAATCGGACGAATCAGACGGAGTGGACGAATCAGCGGATTCGCTGACGACGGTGTCGAGGACTTCGGGAGCGGTGGGCTCTTGGGTTTCAGGCTGCTGGGTCATGCCCTGCGCGAACTTGTCAAATCGGGCGCGGAGTTGGGCGGGTGTCGCGGTGGCTGCGGCGGCGACGCCTTCCTCGATGGCGTCGGCGAATCCGAGGGCCACGGCTTCGACAGCGTCCAGCCAGGTTTCTTCGTCCATCATTTGGGCGATACGGTCAGCCTCCATGCCGGTCTTGCGGACATAAGCGTTGCGGAGGGAGTCTTTGAGTTTGTCGAGGAGAGCGGCTTCGCGGCGGAGCTGGTCGCTGTCTCCCATGCTGACGGTCCACGGATTGTGGATCATGAGCAGGGCGTTGTCGGCGATGTAGACGGGAGCGCCGGCCATGGCGATGACCGAGGCCATCGAAGCGGCGAGCGCGTCGATGTGAACGGTCAGGCCGCCTTTGTGACGACGGAGGGCGTTGTAGATTGCCGTGCCTTCGACAACACTTCCGCCAGGGGAGTTAATCCGGAGGTGGATGTGTTGGCCTTCGAGCTTGCCGAGGTCGGCGAGGAATTCTTTAGAGCCTGAGCCGAAAGCACCGACCTCATCATAGAGATGGATCGTTGCCTCGCCGTTGTCGGATTTTTCCAGTGCATAGAATTTTGGGGTGGGTGTGGTCATGGTTCGGTTGGGTTGTCTTCGGGAGTGGGTTTAGTGACGGGGTCTCCGCCCGCGAGTTCGCTGCTGAGAGTGATCGGTGAGCGGATCGGGTTGTCGCGCCATTCAGACAGGACATCCGATCCCATTTCGGGCAGAGCCAAAGATTGGCGAACTGACTGCTCAAGAGATTGCTCGGGCGTCAAAACGCCAGCGCGGACGGCAACGCCAATGGCGTCGAGTTTTTCTTTGGCTTGGAGGTCAACGATGGAAGGCGCGGCTTCCGCGTCCTCGTCCCCATCTGGCTCGGCGGGTTGTTGGGCGGCGATGCCGTTGCGGAGGGAGTTCGGGAAGACCTGCGAAACATCGAGGCCGAGGGCGTCGCACTTGGCTTTGCGGCGGAGGTAGGTGTCGATGACATCGTCCTCTTCCTCGGTGGCGCGGAGGCCGAGCATGTTGTAGTAGCGGGTCGGGGAGAGGTGGCCTTTGTCCAGTTGCTCGCTGTAAGCGCGGGCGTCGCGGCCGGAATCAACCGTGATCTTGCGCGGGGCGAGCCATTCGTGGCGCCACCAATCATCGCCGGGGTATTCGAGGCGACCGGCCTGCATCTCGTGCCACAACCAGTATTTGTAAAACGGCCTGCAAAACTGATCGATGACCTGCTGTTGCAGGCGCTCGAGGAAATTCTGCGTGACTTCCAAAACGGCGCGTTGCTCGGTGCCTGCGAGGCCGACATTGACCATCATGGCTTCGGGCGGGAGGCCGATGGCGAAGGCAACATCGGATCGAAGGGCGCGCATTACGGCTTCATAGGTCTGGCCGGGAATGTCGTTTTTGAAGGCTTCGAGCTTTTCGCCGGGCTTGAGGCGTGGGAGGAGGATGCCGTTCGGGAGGTCGCTGGTGGTGAGGTCGCCGACTTCGTTGCTGGTGGTTTTCATTCCAGCGCCCAAGCCGATTTTGGCGACTTCGGTGCTCGTGACCATGTAGCCGATCTGAGCGCCGGCCTTATACGCGCCCTTAACGAATCCGTTGATTTCGGAGATGTCGCGGAGGTTGGCGGCGGCGGAGTGAAACCACGAGACGCCACGGGGTTGGCCTTGGCGGCGGATGTGGCGGAAGTGGAGGATGTCTTCGGCAGGGACGCGGAGGCCGTTCTCGCTGTTCAGCGTGTAGGCTACGGGCGCGCCGTAGCGGTCGAGGATGACGCCGTCGTGCGAGTCGCTCGCGAAGGATCCGGCACCGCCGATGGACTCGCCGCCGAGGAAACGGACGCGGGCCGCGCCTTCTTTGGTTTTCAAAAATTGCGCGAAGAAATCGCCGTCGATGGCGACCTGGCGGAGGATGAGCGATTGCGCGGTATAAAAATTTACCTGTGCGCCGGCGTCGAATGCCCACGCCTCGGCGCAATTTCTGTCTTCGAAATACTGATCAACCTTTTTGTTCCATTCGGTGTTGCTGGTCTTTGGCTGAACAACGATGCCGGTGCCGATGGCGCGCTGGGCGAGGTGTTCGACAATGTAGGTGGCCTGCGGTGCGTTGTTGTAGAGCCAGCGCGAGACCTTGAGGATTTCAAGTCGGCTGTGCGCGGTGAGTTCGCGCTTCGGGTCGGTCGTCGGAACCCATATGAGGCCGCGATTTAAAGAGGGCTGGGCGGCCTCGAACGCGGCGGCTTTGGCGTCGAGCTTGCGGGGGCGGCCTGCTCCGGGGCGGGTTCCACCCCAACTTGATTTTTTGATTTTCGCGGACACGCCGAGGCGGGCGTGTCAAACGGCGGTCCCGTAGCGGGAGCGGTCGGCGATGTTGAAAAGTTGGCGTCCGTTCGGGCCTTCGGAGAGGATTTCTTCGAGGGCTTGGAGGAGAAGCCATTTTGGAAACGAGACCTGTCCGCTAGATGCGGTGCCGTCGCCAGAGATGGATGTAATCGTGACTTCCTCGGACGCGGAGAGAAAAGCCGCGTCGGCGAGTGCCTGAAGTTCAGCGGTGGTCTTGGTGCGGCGGAGGTAGGATTTTACGCCGCTGATTTTGTCGAGGTCGGTCACGCCTCGGCGGGCGTGTCAAAGATTCAGCGGTTTAACCACAACCGAGCGCCGTGGCAGGCGGGAGGTAGAGCAACCGAAGGTTGGCCCGAAGGGCGAGACTCGCGGGAGCGAGCGAGTCAAAGGACACGGAGAGCACGGAGGGGGAGATCGCAGGGACGGTGCGCGCTTCCTTTTCAAGCGTGGGCTTTCGGGAGTCTCGGGCCATGAATGACCGCCCATCCCACCGTGCATGTCGCTCCGGTCGTGTGTCCGCCTGCCTGCGTGGAGGCGGAGGAGTCAAAGGCGGGACTCGATATATTTCCCGCGCGACTGATCGCCTCGGGCGCGGTCGAGCTTTGCCCATGATTCGGGCTGCATGGAGACGCTGCGCGTGACGGCTGTCCGGCCTTTGGCGTTTTTTGATTTCGCTCCTTTGGGGCGGCCCGATCCTTTGCGCGGGCCGCCGTGGGTGGTGGGTTTTTTCATTCTATGTCCCTCTGGAGATCGTTGATTATTTCGGCGGCCCATTGAGCGGCCACGGCGTCGATGTCATTGGCGTCTGTGCATTCATAGCCTCCGACCCCCTCCTCGAGGTCGAGAAGGATTCGATCCTCTGGATAGATGTTAGTGAGTGCTGATCCGTAGGTGATGCGACCGCTGTCGCCATCCATGAGGATCGCGGGGTTGTGGGGTTTGGCAACGCCGTTTTCGGCAATGTCGCGGATAGCGGCTGCGAGTGCATTAGTTAATTGGTCGAGTTGGATTTTCATTTTTTTAAGCGGGTGGATTTGAGGTTGTGGGCGATGAGGATTTGTTCGGATTTTTGGAGGGCAAGGGCTAAGTCTTCAAGCGTGCTTTTCAGTTCTTTGCCGAGGATCACAAGGCAGGCCAGCGAATTGTAGAGGCTTCGGTCGTTGGTTTTCATTTTTGTTTTGGTTGGGTTGTTAGGCGAGGCAGTTTTTGCAAGAGCAAGTGATCACGGCGGTGCGAGCTTCATCGCGGAGTTCCTTCATCGTATCGAAGCCGCGAACATGGCATCCTGGGTCGTATCTAAACTGATACCCTGCTGGCAGGTTTAGAATGTAACCATCGGGGTCCGGGTCGATGTCTTGCTGGCGGAGTTTGTAGCGGGTGGGTTTTTGGATTTTCATTTTGTTGGATTGGTTGGTGGCGCGGGGATCGAACCCGCGCCGGGTGGGGTTAGGCGGCGAAGTGGTTTTTTGCGCCAGTGATCCAGTTGATTTCGTCAAGAGTCGCATCCGTGTAGAGGGCATCGGATTCTTCCCATGCGGCAAAACCTTTTGCGATGAGGGCAACCGTCAAGTTAGTCCTCCAAGTTGGTGTTTGGAGTGCGGTGAATTTGTAGGCTGTAAGTTTCATTTTTTCGTTTTGGTTTTTGGTTTTCGTCTCTGCCGTGGTGGCTTCGATCTATGGACAAAATACACCCTCTTGATTTCTCGTCAACAACTTTTTTTCAAGAAAATGAAAATAATTTTGGAGGCTTGCGGAGCCGCTTAAAACCTATCTCGGCGGGCGGTTCAGGTAAAAGGTTCGGAGAAAAGTTCGGGGAAAAGTTCGGGGATCATATCGGTGAACGCACCGAAATGATCAGGACATGCCGAAAATTTTCATCAGGTCGTCCACGCCTTTTGAGTCGGTGACCGGCGCGTATTCGTTCTCCTCTTCGCCTTCGTGAAAGGCGAAGTCCCATGTTTGGTCGAAGAGCTTTCGCAGGCCGCGCGCGCTCATCGTGACATTGCCGTCTCCCGCGAAGCTGGGATTTTTTGCCACATAGATTTTCCAGAGTTGGGATTTTTTCATTTGAATTCGATGGCTCCGGCTTTGCGCAGTTGTTGAGCGCAGGCGTAGTTAAGGCGAACCGAGTCGGCGAAGTGGTCACCTGCCACCGATCGCCATTCTTTGCGGCCTTTTTTGCTGACGATGATTTTTTGACCCATGAAGGCGGACAGGAATTCTTCGCCTGCGTCTTTCGGGAAAAATAGAAATGGGGATTTCCGCTTGGCGATGCGGTCGATGAAGAGCGAGACCTTCGACGCGAATTCGTTGACCGTGTAGAGCGGCATGGTGGGATATTCCTTCAGCACGCTCTCGGAGATGCTGCCGAAGTTTGCGCCTGATCCTTTGGCGGGGAAAAAGAAATTCGCCGAGAGATAGCAAGCGCGGTAGACGGCGTTGGCGTTGAAGCCTGAGTCGAGCAGGCCGCCGATAGGCGTGACCTCCCGGCCTTCGGCGGTCTTGTATTTCTGCGACTGCGCGACCTCGAGCATGTCGTCGATGCCGGTGACGGTGCCGTAGTCGATGACATAGGCGTCGCCATTTTCTGCAAAGGCCATCGTGGTCCAGTGCGATGTGTCTTGGCCAACATCCGCCGAGAGCGTGATAGCCACCGGCTCGATGGGGCAGGCTCCGCGAAGGTAGTCTTTGCGACAGGCGAGCACCTCGGCGCTGGTGGCTCCGGTGCCTTGCACGGTCCAGCGGCGGGCGTTGCGCTTTTGCACGAATTGTTTCATGGCCTCGGTGTCTCCGGCCTTACGGTCGAGATCGGCTTTGACCCACTCCACCGCCAGCGATCCCCACGGAATCCACCAGACGGCAGCGGCATCGTAGTGAAATGCGATCCGCCCTGGCGCGCCGTGCGACTTCACGATGTAGCGCGAGCCGGATGACAAGGCGCGGCGGATGCGGGGATCGTCCATGAATTCGTGCGAGCATGTGGGGCAGACGAGCCGGGCGCTCTTGGCCACGCGGTCCCAGAGCATGGCCCCATTGGCGTCGGTCTCGCGGTCGAAGGCGATGTTCTTGAAATCCCACGGATGCACTTCGCCGCATAAGCACTGCCAGGAGAATTCGCGCTTTTCGCACAGGTCTTCTGCGTCATGGAAATCGTCGCCCTCCTCGCCTCCTTGCGAGACTAGGATGCGGCGGGCGTTCCATCGGTCGTGAGTTCGCCGGCGGAATTCCTCGAGCATGCCGCGTTTCCAACGCCAGACCTCATCGGCTATCGCCCACCGAATGGATTTCTCCTGAAGGCTCGTGAGGTTTGCGCCTCCGATGAAGAGCGGCATGTGGGGGAAGAGGATTTCGGTTTTGCGCTTCTGGTGCCGGTCTTTTGGAAAGAGCTTGGCGACCGAGGGTATCGCTTCGAGCATCGGCCCGAGGCGCGACTCGGCCCACTGCTTGGCCGTCTTGTCAGTCTGCCCGGTCACCAATGTCGGGCCGGGGTTCTCCGAGATGATCCATGCCAGCAGAGACTCGAAAAGCGTGGTCTTCCCACTGCCGACAGGTGCGCAGATAAGGATCTCGTCGTTCGTGTCTTTGGCGATCTCTTCGATTGGCTCGTTCATCCACTGCGCTGTCGTGGAATCGAATTGCGTATTTCGCGCCGAGTGCGGAACGACGACATGCCGAGACATCCACTGCACCGGACTGAGCCGCTCGCCGGGGTTCACCCCGAGCTTGAAGAATTCTGCGATCATTCGTCGGAAAGCGTTTTGAGAATCCGGTTTATTTCATCTTCGAGGATCGGCACCATCTGAGCCGCCGATAGTCCTTCGAGTCGCCCAGGCAATGCGCCCACCCATGAGAAGAGTTGAGCCTTCACGGCCATGCCGAGGCCGATCATTTCTTCCTCCACCTTCTCTTTTGCAATGTGCTTTCCTTTTGTGACCTCCAGCAAATACTCGATCCGGTCGCCCTCGAGCTTCAGCTTCCTGAGCCTCGCGGCCTTCATGTCCTCCACGGGCAGGCCGGTGGTCTCGGACTCGGCGGCAAGATTGCGCGCCTGCCGTTTCGTTACAGCAAGCTCACTGGCAATCCGATCCGTCACAGGATTTCGCGGGCGGCCCTTGCCTCTCTTTGGGGTCTTCTTTGGTTTCATTATAGGGAAATGGGGATTTTATTACTCACATAAAACTAACGAGCGACTGGCAAACTGCGATGGTTGAATGGTTTCGGTAGGGTTCCCATGCCGCCCCCC